GCCGACCTGCGTGGTGCCGACCTGAGCCACGCCGACCTGCGTGGTGCCGACCTGCGTTGTGCCGACCTGCGTGGTGCCGACCTGAGCCACGCCAACCATGTAAAACTCAGCATCGCCAAAACCAGCATCCTCCCGGACGAAGGCGACATCATCGGCTGGAAAAAAGCATGGACAGATAATGAAATGCCGCCAACGCCAGTCATTGTGAAGCTCATCATTCCGTCCGACGCGCAACGCTCCAACGCAACGGGGCGCAAATGCCGCGCCAGCAAAGCACGAGTGCTCGACCTGCAAGACATGCAAGGCAACAGCCTCCCACCAGACACCACGGCGTACAGCTCATACGACGCAGACTTCACCTACAAAAAAGGCGAAACCGTGCACGTCGAAAACTTCGACACCAACCGGTGGAAAGAATGCGCCCCCGGCATCCACTTCTTCATCACCCGCATCGAAGCAGCCGAATACTAGGAGACTCCAAGTGAACACTGAAATACAACGATTCGACTTCAAGGGCGAATCATTACGCGCCCTGACCAACATGGCGGGGGAGCCTTGGTTCGTCGCCAAGGACGCATGTGACATCCTCGGCATTGACACAAATCATCTCCGCGAAGCTCTTGATGATGACGAAATCACAAACCTCCGTAATTCGGAGGTTTGGAATCAGCCGGGGCGTGCGCCTCTCATCATCTCTGAGCCTGGCTTGTACAAGCTCATCATGCGCTCGCGTAAGCCGGAGGCGAAGGAGTTCCAACGCTGGGTGACACACGAGGTACTGCCGTCCATCCGCAAGCATGGCGCTTACATGACCCAGCAGACGTTGGACAAAGCGCTCACCAGCCCGGACTTCTTGATCCAGCTCGCCACCAAGTTGAAGGAGGAGCAGGAGAAGGTCAAGGAACTGGAACCGAAGGCTCAAGCGCTTGATGATTTCACGAACGTGGAAGACAGGCTGCTTGTCCGCGACGCGGCAAAGGTCCTGTCGAACGCCGGAACCCCCATCAAGGAAAAACAGTTGCGCGAGTGGATGGCCGACCATAACTGGATTTTCAAATCCGGTGGCTCTTGGCGGGCAACCGCAGAGCATTGCACTGCCGGTCATCTCGTGATGGTCATGTCCCAAAAGCATGGAGTCAAGGATGATGGCACGGAGTTCGCCTTCCCTCCCACCGTGCGCATAACCCGCAAGGGTTTGGCACTGCTGCACAAGCGTCTTGGCGAGATCGCCCTGGACAAGGCGCTTGACGCGGAGGTGGCGGAATGACGTTGTTGAATCCTCCCGCGCCACCACAGGAGTTCGTTCTTGACGAGGGTGGGCACTGCGTCTTCCGTATCAATGATCGGAAAGGCGGGTCAATCGTTGAAAAAGATGGACTCAAGACGAGCACGTTGTATGAGGTTCCCGAATCGAAACTAGGCGCGTTCATCCAATGGGCCGCTGACGTTCACGGCCAATCAAGATAGGAGCAGGTTTTGACAGACAGGATGGTTGTTGTCGAAGAGGAGATTTTCGACAGGCAGGAAGCTGCCAGTTTCCTCAAGCTTGGAGGGGGCAAGTTCGACGAACTGTACAGGCCGTGCGCCGACTATCAGGGCGGCAAGACCGTCACGTACAAGAAGTCGAAGCTTCTCGAACGTTACGACCAGTTGTGCGAGAGTCCACGGGAGGTTTCGGCATGACCGACACTCGACCTGACGCGTGGAGCGTCCAGACGGGCATCGACTTGGATGCCATGCTTGCCGCCAACGCGAATTGGATTGAACGGGTCAGACATAAGACCAAACGTGACTATCAGCGGGATAAGCCGGTATTGCAGCGAGTGTTCGAGTCGCTTCGCACGAAATATGAGACCGGTCTCAGTACCAGTTCGTATCGGATTGCGGAAGACCTGCAATTGGCTCAGAGCGTTGTCTACAGAAGTTTGCGCAAGCTTGTTTCCTGTGGGCTTGCGGAAACGTTTCTGATGCATGGAAGACATTGTTTCAGGCCGACAGGCTTGGAACCGACGAAAGGATTTGATTGGAATGACTGATGATGATTTCCGCAGGGATAAGGACGCGAAGGCGTGGAAGCCTTCAACCATGTCGAAGATGATCGCGTTGTCCATCGCCTGCGTGACCGGCACGCTCCTGTTCTCGTGGGCCACCGCTCCACACGTGTGGTGGAGCGTGGTCTGCATGATTCTGATGATTGTCTCGTCAATGTATTTGGCGTTGGCTTCGGAATCTGATTAAAGACTTCCGGCTGATGGCAGACGGTATGAAAAACAATGGGAATTACCCCACGAAATGGGTCAGGGGATGTTCATCTTGTTGACCATCCGCGAGCCGTCAGCCGGGACAACATAACTGAATATCGATATTATCCACGCGCCTACGAACTCAATACCGAGCAGCAAATCACGTAGGCGCATTGGCCGCACATGGTTGTGGGATTCATGCCGGACTCCTTAAGTTTGACAACTCATGAATCACCTTATCCATCTCGCATTCAGGTTTTGACATTTCCTGTTGCCGTGATGTTGGCCGTGAACCCGTTCAGGTCGGGTTCCAACGGTTTTGCATCATTCATTGGCGTGAATCTTAACAGGTTCGACTCCTGTTGCGGCCACTGTCCCCACCGGTTAGTGCGATTGCCGGACTGGGGATTTGACGTGGATTGGATGACTCTGGGTCTCTGGTTCTTCCCCTACGGGTCGCGGGTTCGACTCCCGCCCACGTCCGAAGCCGTCGAGAGACGGCCCGACATAATTGAAAACCCGGTTGGCGGGGGAGCCTAAAAAATCATGTTCCAAAGTCGATTTCTCTAGGCGCTTACATACACACTCTCTCCCGTCAACCAATCGCTGGTGCAAGGAACGTGGCCGCTGCTATCTCAGTCGTTCGGTTCATCGGCGGTCAGATGGTTCGACTCCATCCACCAGCACGCAATCACAGAAAGGAAAACTCTCATGGACACCATCAACGTGAATGGCGAGACCTACACGAAAGTGCCGGACGAGATCAGCTTGTTCGGACGAACCTACCGGCTGGTGGAAGACACCATTTCGGAACCATTGGACGTGTCGGACTGGCATCCAATCGAACCGGATTATCGTATCACGCTCAGGGAATACATGACCCAACAGCATCCAGAAGACGCCAAGCGTAACCTCGCCGGACTGGGCAAAGTCGTGAAGGACACGATTCTGAATGCCGGTAAGGGAGACTTGTTGGAAGAGAACAGTAATGGTGCCGTCATTTACACCCGCTCGTTGTTCCCGCTTGTCGAACAGGGTTATAGGAAGTGGCGTTACCGGAAGAATGCCCACATTCTGGAACGGAGTGTGGCGGAAGCATGACGGAAGTGAAATTTCCCAGCATGGTTGACATGCCGGACAAGGAGTATTTCGCACATCCGGCAATCGACCAGACTGGTTTGAAGAAGTTCATGGAGTCTCCAAGAGCGTACGCATGGCACAAGCTGAACCCTCTCGACAACAGTACGTTGGCGTTCGGCAAGGCCGCGCACAGTCTCATTCTTGGTAGTGGCCCGAAGGTCGAAAGGAAACTCGACGGGCGCACCAAAGCCGGTAAAGCACAAGCCGAACAAGCCAAATCGGACGATCTGGTAATCCTTTCCGGTTCCGACTATGAGAAGCTTCAAAACATGGTGGATTACGCGCCGGACATGAACAGTCTCGTGGAAGGCAAACCGGAAATCGCCTTGTTCGCCATTGACCCGACCACTGGATTGCAGTTGAAAGGCAAGGCCGACTGGCTGCCCGACCATCCCGACATGGACGGCGTCATGTGGCTGTACGACTACAAGACCACCGGCCATGACGTGCAGGACTTCACTGGTTCGGCATACAAGTTCGGCTACCACATTCAAGCCGCCTTCTACATGATGCTGTATCGGCTCGTAACCGGATACCAGGGTGCGATGGGATTCAGATTCGTCGTGCAGGAGAAGCAGGAACCATACGACTGGATGATTTGGGAACTATCCGAAAACGATCCTGAAATCTCACTTGTCGCGGTGAAGCAGATTCGTGAAGCGTTGGACAGGCTCAGCTTCTACTGGAATAACCATATTCCGTTGGAAGACATGCTCAACCAAGGATTATCGAAGACGCCTATGCCTATCAGATTCACTGACTGGCAGATGAACCATCTGATTGGAGATGATGACCAATGGGAAATGTGATAGCGAAGAACCGTAAAGCCTACGGTTATGATTACGCCGACTTGGGCAGTGTGGTCAACTATGTGACCGAAACGTTGAAGGTCAAGGTGCAGCAGAGCATCCAATACGATAATCTACCCCAATATCCGAACGGGTATGGATTCGTCGTAACCCGCTACTGGAAGGATGACAGCAAGTCTTGGAGCGTGTTTGAAGCTCCCGTCCCGATCATCGTGGGTGATTCCGCCGGGAAACGTGAACAGCCGTTCATGCAACGGTATGGGAGTGCGGAAACCTATGCGCGAAGGTACAGTCTGCTCACCCTGTTCTGTCTTGCTACCAGTGATGATGACGGCCAGTTGGCTGGCTATCAGCGTGGTAATCCGATGAACGAGGAACTACGCAAGCAGGTTGCCGCCTTGTTGGCTCAGGGGAATGTTCCAGCCGGACGTGAGTCCGAAGCCATCGGCAATCGTATCAAAATGCCTGTGAATTACGCAAGATTGACCGACTGGCAAGCCCAATTGTTCATCAACAGTTTCAAAAAGAATGAAGAAGTCAAGGAGGCCGCATAATGGCTGGAGAAACCGTTATCACGATCATTGGCAATCTGACCGACGAGCCGGAATTGCGCACGACGTCCGCTGGAGCGCAGGTCGCATCGTTCACGATCGCCAGCACCCCGCGTTCCTGGAACCGCAGCACGAACCAGTTCGAGGACGGTCAGGCTTTGTTCATGCGCTGCTCCGCGTGGCGTGACCTCGCCACTCATTGCGCGCAGAGCCTTGCGAAGGGCATGCGTGTGATCGCGCAGGGTCGTTTGCAGCAGCGTTCCTATCAGGCGCAGGACGGTTCCAACCGCACGGTCATCGAATTGCAGGTGGATGAAATCGGCCCGTCCCTGCGTTATGCGACGGCTCAGGTGCATCGCGTGCAGCACGGCAATGGCGGCGGCTATCAGGGCGGCGGCAGCGGTTTCGCGGGCGGACAGCAGCAGGGCGGTTTCGCGGGGAACCAGCAGCCGCAGTATGGCGTGAACCCATCGAACACCGGTCAGCAGCCCGCACAGTCTCAACAGTTGGGTGGAGACCCTTGGGCGTCGAACAATAATCAGCCTTCCGACTTCGGCAGTTTCGGCGGCAACACGGACGAGTTCTAATCCAGACTAAAAGGAACCAACATGGCAAACATCATCCCATACAGGGAGTTTCTGAAAAGAAAGGAGCTGCGCGAGCAGGAGACTGGCATCACCGTTAGCTCGCAACAGCTCCACCCATCCCTGTTCGACTGGCAGAAACGTATCGTCACATGGGCTTGCAAAGTAGGACGTGCAGCCGTATGGGCCGATACGGGTCTTGGTAAGACCAGAATGCAACTCGAATGGTTGCGGCAAGTCTGCGCCGGACATGGGACGGGGCTTATTCTAGCGCCGTTGGCCGTATGCCAGCAAACCATCCGCGAAGGCGCCGCAATCGGCATGGAAGTGCGTTATGTGCATGACCAGTCGGAAGTCTCTGACGGATTCAACATCACGAACTATGAGCGTGTGCCAAAACTCGACGTGTCCAAATTCAATGCGGTCGTATTGGACGAGGCTTCGATTCTGAAACAGTCGGACGGCAAGACCCGCAAAATGCTGATCGACACGTTCAGGGATACGAAATACCGTCTCGCCTGTACCGCCACACCGGCACCGAACGACCCGGAGGAACTATGCAATCAGGCCGAGTTCCTTGGATACGCCACCCGTGTGAAGATGCTTGCCACGTATTTCGTGCATGACGGGAATATTTGGCGTTTGAAAGGTCACGCGGTTAAGCCGATGATGCGGTGGATGTCGCAATGGGCCATCGCATTGCGTAAGCCGTCCGATATTGGCGGTGATGATGCGGGATATGAGTTGCCCGGATTGAATCAGACCGTTGATGTTGTCGCCTATCACGGCAGTATCCCGGAAGGCCAATTGTTCGCAGCTGACCTTGGTGGCGTCGGCGGGCGTGCGAGAGTCCGTAAGGAAACGCTTGTTGACCGTGTGAACCGTTGTGTCGATCTTGTCAATAACGAGCCGGGCGAACAGTGGATTATCTGGGCTGGATTGAACGACGAGGCGGACATGCTGAACAGGCTTATCCCCGGCAGTGTGAATGTGAAAGGCTCCATGTCGCCGGAAGACAAGGCCAAGGCGTTCCTTGACTTCGCTGATGGGAACATTCCGGTGCTGATTACGAAGGGTTCCATGGCATCGTTTGGTTTGAACTGGCAGAACTGCGCTCGTATGGCGTTCTGCGGTTTGAACGATTCGTGGGAATCCTACTACCAGTCGATACGCCGCTGCTATCGGTTCGGACAGAAGCGCGTGGTTGACGTGCATGTGGTGGTTTCCGATTTGGAACGCGAGATAGCGGAGAACATCACCCGCAAGGAACAGCAGGCCACTCATTTGAGTGACGAGCTGGTGAAGACGATGAATGAATCAAACTCTTTCGGAAAGGCCGCATGATGGTTGAGGAAATGTATATGACCAATGAAGCCAAAGGTAAGGATTGGACGCTATGGCTTGGCGACTCGTGCGAACGCATGGCGGAAATGGCTGACAACAGTGTTGATCTGAGTGTGAGCAGCCCGCCGTTCGCAAGCCTGTACGTGTACTCCGATTCAACCCGCGACTTGGGCAACAATAGTTCCCGTGAAGAGTTCATCGAGAATTACGGGTACATCATCCGCGAACTGTTGAGGGTCACGAAACCTGGCCGTATCGCTTGCGTGCATGTGCAGCAGGTGGTGACCACGAAGACCGCTGACGGCGTGGTTGGATTGACCGACTTCCGCGGTGATGTAATCCGCGCTTACGTGGAGAACGGTTGGATTTTCCACGGCGAAGTCACCGTGAACAAGAATCCACAGGCTCAGGCGATTCGCACGAAAGCCCAAGCCCTCATGTTCGTCACGAAGAACAAGGATTCCAGTATGAGCCGTCCCGCATTGGCTGACTATCTGCTGATGTTCCGCAAACCTGGCGACAATCAGGTGCCGATCAAGAATGATGTGAGCAACGAGGAATGGATTGATTGGGCGCAGCCGGTCTGGTGGAACATTCGAGAGACCAACACGTTGAATGAGCGTCTTGGCCGTGAGGATACCGATGAACGCCACATCTGCCCGCTGCAATTGGATTTCATCGAACGGTGCATCCGCTTGTGGAGCAATAAGGGCGAGCTTGTGTTCGACCCGTTTGGTGGCATCGGCTCGACCGTGTACGAGGCAATCAAACTTGGCCGCAAGGGCATGAGCATTGAATTGAAGCCTTCCTATTGGGATGCGTCGGTGAATCTGATGCGCGATCTTGAAGAGAAGCTTGGAGAGGCGACACTGTTCTGATGGTTCCGCTCTCTGGGATGACCGAACCCGCATGGTGTGACAAGCATGGGGTCGAATATTACGGCCCCGCTTGTCCTGAATGCGAGTCGGAAGCCGAAGACTATTGGGATGATATTGGAGACGCGAGCATATGGGACTTATGACCACCTATGATTTCGACATTCCAGGCGAACCCGTCGCGAAGGGCCGTCCACGATTCTACGGGTATCGGGCTGTGACCCCTCAGCATACGAGGGATGCTGAGGAACTGGTGAGGAACCAATTCCACATGTTCTACCCTCATGCCGAACCATTGGACGGGGACGTGCTGATGATTCTCATGTTTTATAAGGGGCGTCATGGGAAACCGGATTTGGACAATCTGGAAAAGCTCGTCAAGGACGCGTTGAACGGTTTGGCCTACGTGGATGACCAGCAAGTGAAACTCACGTTGTGCGCCATGCTGGAACCCGACCGTATGGCATGGGGACAACGGGCGAAACGGCTTGTCAAACGTCGGCAGGGAATGCCGTTGACATACGGCGGCAATCCTTATGAGCCGCATACGGAAATCCATATAGAACCCTTGCATGACATTCACGGCGGGTTGGAAAGTCTCGTCAGAAACACGAAGGAGATGATAAGCGATGTCGGAAACCAGCCTGAATACCGGTGAGATGCTGTTCCAACTGCGCGTCTGGGATTACTTGGCTTGGGCGTTGGACGATAAGCGTCTCGACCATGTTGAGAACCTGTACTACAAGGGACGGCCGATCAGTGTTTCGACGTTCGCCAATCCGAACGTGCCGATGGTGAAATGCTTCGATAAGGCTGAACTGTTGGCTGGTGACATTGATTCTGAATATCCGTTCGTCATACAAGCCGATGGCATGTTCGATGCTGACGTGATGGACGAGCGTGAGTGGATCGCGTCTCAACCCGCTTACACGAGTCTGAGCGTGTGGGACAAGTTCGAGACATTACTACCGGCCAAACCGTCTATGGAATGCGTTGACTCGGGCACTCGAATGTTCATCCGATTCACGTTGGGTGAATTGGCGGGCATGTTGAACAGTGGGTTGCCGCTCGGAGGTGGACGATGATTCTTCCAGCAGTCAACGTCAACGGCATCCATTTGAGCAGCCAACAGCATGAGGCGCTTGTCAGCATATGGCGTACCGGTCGAATGCCGGAACCCCACGCAGGTCAGAAACCGTGGCTGTGGATTCAGGCGCTCAGACGGCGCGGATTGGTATCCGACAATGCGCTCAGACTGACCGACAAGGGACGCCATATCGTCCAACTCCTCCAGGACAGGGAAGCAGTCCCATACCAAAGCACTGCCGACAATCCACACTACGGAGCCTACTGGGACGCCTACTACAGCAACCAGTCAACCTACCGGTATCAGCCCGGGTTGGAAATCATTTGCAAAAGGAACTGTGATGAAACTTGACCCGCCACCGGACTTGGTTGAAATCGCTGAAGCCCTGGACGCGATGGCGAAACCACACGTGGGAAGCGGATGGGCGAACCTCAACTTCGACGACCTGCCCTGCACCACACCAAGGCAGGAAGCAATCTGGAAAATCTACGGGAATGGAGAATTGGGCTGATGTGGTTCAAGGTCGATGATGGGTTCTGTATGAATCCGAAGACGGCGATGCTGTCCAATGACGCCACCGCATTATGGCTTCGTTCAGGCACGTGGGCCGCGCAACAGCTGACAAAAGGACGTGTCCCAGCGAACATGATTCCCATGTTCCGTTGCTCCGATGATTCGGTTCAGGAACTCTGCGATGCGGGCTTGTGGGAGTATGACGCCGACAAGGACGAATACGTGTTCCATGATTGGGCTGACTATCAGCCGGACGGTGACGAAGTGGATGCCAAGCGCAGGAAGCGGAGTGAAGCGGGCAAGAAGGGTGCGAGCCGTCGTTGGAAGAAGCCCGAGAATGGCAAAAATGGCAAACCGATGGCAAATGCCATGGCAAACCTATGGCAAGACGATGGCAAACCGATGGCAAACGCATGCCCCGTACCCGTACCCGTACCCGATAAGAAAGAAGAAGAATATTATTCTTCTTCCAAAGAAATGACACTTGCCATGTTCCAAGACTCCACGGAGTTGACGGCGGCGGACAGCATGATGCGCACCGCTTACCCGAACTTGGATTTACAGGATGCTTGGAACGCTTTCTCCGTCCGTCACTATGCCAGAATCAGCACCGTGGGGGATTGGATACGCCTATGGCGTGGCTGGTGTGAGAACAGGGCGCAAATGGGTGGTATCCCACCGTCGAAGCCACACGTCCACACTTGGGCTTGCGAACACACGTTGAAAGCCTTGCACCTCCAATCGCAGGATGACGTGACCGACATGGCGTCAGCCGTCAAAAAAGCCAATGAGCTAAACCAGAAGGAAGAACCCTAGTGAAATACATCAGCCTGTTCAGCGGCATTGAAGCAGCAACTGTCGCATGGCAAACACTCGGATGGGAGCCAGTCGCATACGCCGAAATCGAACCATTCCCCAAAGCAGTACTCAAACACCACTATCCGAACGTCCCAGACTTAGGGGACATGACGAAAGTTAATTGGAAGGAATACCACCATGCAGCAGATGTCGTTGTGGGAGGAAGCCCCTGCCAGGCATTCAGCATCGCCGGACTCAGGAAGGCTCTGGACGATCCTCGCGGCCAGCTCATGCTTGAGTATCTCCGAGCTTGCGCAGAAATTGATCCGGAATGGATCGTATGGGAGAACGTGCCCGGAGTTCTGTCGGCTGAACACGGACGGGCTTTCCAGTCGCTCCTTGAAGCCGTGGCCGAACTCTGGCCTGATGGGGGGGTGCATGGCGAGTGCTGGACGCTCAGTTCTTCGGTGTGGCCCAGCGACGCGAGCGTGTGTTCCTTGTCGTCAACACTCGAGACTGGCGGCGTGCCGCGCCGGTACTTTTTGAGCGCGAGAGCCTGTGCTGGGATCATACGTCGAGCCGAGAGAAGAGGCAAAGCCTTACCCAGGGAACTGCGGGAGGCGTTGGAGACGCAGATTCGGACGCTGGGGGATTGATGTTGGACTTCCATCAGCAGGATGGACGGTTCAAGGTCAGCGATCATCCCGACGTGTCGAATACGCTCACCTCGCACATGGGTACCGGTGGCAACAATGTTCCCCTGATTAAGGCGTTCAAATGGAGCCAGGGTGAGAAGAGCCGGAGTCTGGCGATTGGCGAAGTGAGTCCCACTTTGAGTACTGACCATAATCCAGCCGTCTACCAAATTGAGAGAGAGAGTGTGATGTGTCGCGCGGACACTCAGGCGAATGCCGCACAAGGATTCGATCTTTCTCCGACATTGATGGCTCACGCCGGAAAGGATGCCCCATTCATCTATCCGACAACTAATAGGAGAGACTAGTGGTTTTCACTTTCAAGATTCGCGGTGGCGGAGCGGGGGGGGGTAAGGGATTCCTCGGGCAGGACGAGCTTTCTGCCACGCTCAGCACGCACAATGACCAGTTTCTACATACGGAGGATTCGATGAATGGTTTGACGGTTCGCAGGTTGACGCCGTTGGAATGCGAAAGGCTTCAAGGTTTCCCGGACGGATGGACGGATATTCCGTGGAAGGGGAAGAAGCACACGCCGGATAGTCCACGCTACAAGGCGCTCGGTAATTCGATGGCGGTTCCTGTCATGAGATGGATAGGTGAGGGCATCCAATTGGTTGAAGACAACAAGGGATTGTTCCAGGAGAACCCCAGTGAGCAGTGACAATCCATCCAAGGAGACGTGCCGCATGGTTGATGATCGTGATGGGAGACGTTGCGTGCGTTGCGGCCGAAGCTTGTATGCGGTGGGTGGTTCCCGGCATCATCGGAAACTCCGTAGCCAATGCACGAGGGTTGAGAAGCATCAAGTGCAGAATCTGATTCTGCTTTGCGGTTCGGGTACGACGGGCTGTCATGGTTTCGTTCACATGCATCCGACTATCGCTTATGAGAACGGCTGGTGTGTGAAATCGTTTCAAGACCAGTTGGAAGTGCCGGTGCGGACTTGGCATGGACTCGTGTATCTCACCACAGACGGCAAATATTCATCGACAAAGGAACAATCAAATGGCTGACAATATCAATCCATCGCATTACAAGGATGGCCCGTTCGAATGCATCGAACTATCCCGCCTGCTGTCAAGCGACTGGGGGCAAGCCGTCCAATACTGCTTCAGGTGGCAGCACAAGAACGGTGTAGAAGACCTGAAAAAGGCGCTCTGGTTCATCAATGATGCGCTCGACCATAACGTACCGTTCCTTGCCGCGCACTGCGGACAGAACGCCGACATCATCGAAGCCAGACCAATCAGGCTTCTCGGCATTCTAGAAGCCGAGAACTGGGCCGATCTCGAACCATTCTGGAATGAAATCAAGTGGGGATGCTACAAGAAGGCGGCAAAAGTGCTGACCGAAAAGATCAATGAAATCGAAAAGGAAGGAAAGTAATCATGGAACATATCGTGCAGTTCGCCATCGGCATTGACGACAAGACCATTCAGAACCGTATCGAGGAACACGCCTACACGGACGTGCTCGACAAGCTTGCCAAAGAAGCCATGGACACTGTTTTCGCGCACACCAACGCGTATTCGCGGGAAAACATGTGGAAGACCATGATGGGGAACGCTTTGCAAAGCTTCCTCGAAGAACGCAAGGACGAGATCATCGACAAGGCCGCGAACCTGCTCGCCGACCGGTTCCAACGAACGAAGAAGTATCGGGAAGCCATGGGAGACGCCATCGCAAAGGACGGTGAATGATGGATAAGACGCGTGTGGCTCTCACGGCGATCAGCTGCATCACGGTGGTCTTGATTTTATTCATTTGTGGAATGTCACCCAATGTCGACAAGAAGACCAATGCGGGTTTTCAAATGGAAATGGTCAAGACCGGTGATGTGACGTGGGCTTGTTTGAAGCATAACGGCGAATACATCGGCTGCAACACGGTGGAGACGGTCAAATGAATGTTTTCGCAGGCAAGACCGGCTACATCGTCTGGCCGCAAGGCGATACGGGAGTTCACACATGCCGCGTGTACGACTCACTGGATGAAGCTGAGAGCGCGGCACGTTCCAAAGCCGACTTCTACCACAGGCCGTATGAGGTGCGTACCGCTTATGAGAGTCCGGCAAGAACCATCAGAACAATCAACCCAAGGAGACACCAATGAGCGACAGAGTGAAAGTCGGCACGAGCAAGGTCACGTTCCGTGTGCGCGCGTTCGACTATCCGCAGATCGAACTCGCATCCGTCGAAGTGGATGTGCCGATGTACACGAAGACGGACAACAAGCTCGACAACATGCAGCAGGGACATGTCACGGCGGACGTGCCGGACGGTTTCAACGAGAAGGTCAAAGACGCATTGCATGTGTTCGCGGACACTCTACAGGCATCGTTCAACGAAGAAGGAGAGTGAAATGTTGAGAAGCATTGATTTCAAAACAATGCCTTACCTGTTTACCGACAAGGCTGGCACTTGTCTGACCGTGGAGTTCGACGGCAGGGAACTGGATGACATCTACAAGCAGGTGAAAGCCATGTACGATCTGGAGCATTCGTCTGATGGCATGCCCACCGAACCGGGCTGGTATGTGACTCGGGATGGTGAAGACCTGTTGAGCTATGACGGTGACGCTTGGCACATTCACAATCTCGACTGTGATGCTGAATCATTCGCTGACGGTGATCTGGAAACGATGGACTGGAGTGTGGTCAAACGCACGTTCGATGCTGACGCTTTCCCGCTGATACCAGTGAATCTTAACGATACATCTCGTGCGGAGCGTCGGTTGACCAACCTCACCAACTTTTTGCACACGCTCATTCATGAGTGTGAGACAGTGCGGGACAACACATCTTCCGACAAGCATACGAAAGACATCGAGAATGCCGTCTGCGGGACGGGAATCAACTTCGGCAAAGACCTGCTTGCACGATTGGAAAACGGGGTGTTCGACCATGAATGTGCATGACCATATCACCGACTGGCAGCACCTGCCATCGTCATTCCTCGCTGGCAAGCGTGCGATAGCCACCACCGTTGAGGGAACCACTATCGACGGTTTCCTCCAATCGATGACCACGAAGTTCAGTAACGGCAGCGGCAGCATGGTGCAACTGTTTTTCGGGGGAGTGTTCCAGCCGGTCATCATCAGTCTCAACGGTGGTGAGAACCAACTATGCAGAGCATACGATTCGATACTTATACTCAACGAGGTGAAGCGATGAATAACCAATACGCGGTCAGCATCCGTCATATCTACACCATGCCGGATGAGACATTCAATGGATATGAACTGGTCTTATGGGGTTGGGATGTGATCGAGAACACTTGGCTTTTCCGTGCCACACGCGACTATCCGATAAGCAAGAGAGTATCAAGGGGAGATGCGTTGTGGAAGGCTCTCGGGGATGCTCAGAAATTGGCGCGGATATTCCAATGCAAGAACTATGCGACCAACGAAGAAGGAATGTGGGGGAGCCATGAATGATGTTGACGATTCTGACCATGAGCTGACCGACGAGCAGCGAGACAAGCTACGCAAGGCCATCGGAGAAATCATCGGAGACTTCACCCCTTGGATATTGTGCGTGGACACCACGCCGATAATCGTGGATTCACGAGTGTCTTATTCCTCGAACGTTTCAAGCGAGCACGCGAGTGTCTACGAGCTTATCGGACTAATGGAATCCACAAAAGCAGACTTCCTACAGTAAGGAGCAACCAATAACTGACCTTGATAAGCGCATCCGCGAATACGCGAAGTGGAGGACGGTTCTTGACTGCCTGTATCCGCATGCGTTCCCGCTTACACCAACCACTGCGCCATATCCGTTGAAGGGTGAGTGATGTTCGGACGGAAGAAGAAAAAGCAGGAGGAGCCGAAAAGTTACCTCAGATGCCCATACTGTGGTCACGCGCCGATAATTGTCACCGGCAAATGCACGTATCACAATCCACGTCATACTGTCTACCGGTATGAGTGCGACCTTAGGTGCCTTCAAGGCGAGGTGTGTCAGACTGCCGAAGCTGCGTTCGATTCGTGGGTACGCATTGTCGCCCGCTATTACGACGCGGAAAATGCTATCAGACAATTCCGCAAGGAGAGGAAATCATGAGTCTGGCTGATGTTTGCTGGAATATTTCAAGCGTGTTCATCGTCATCACATTGGGTGTGATAGCGATACTCTGCGTGCTCATGCTGTTAGGCGTATTCGTATGCATCTTCGACCATGACGATAACCACAGGAACGATAAGAGCAGTAAGGAATAACAAATGGCTACGAACGTGAGTGAAAAAGACAAGACGTTGAACGAGATCATCGACTGGTGCGAGAACCAGCGGAGGAAAATCCTTGCCGACATTGAACCAGCGCCGGGAGAGGATGCGGAAGAAGCCTATGCCGATTTGGAGTCGGTCATCCGGTCTGACAATCCGATAATCAAATATTCCAACGACCTGCTTGATGGCAGTGAGGCTTTCGTGTATGGCGTCATAATGCAAGCTCGACTGCTTGACCATATCATCGACCACTGCCGGTCCATGCTCGGCTATTCCGGCTCGATGCCTTCCGAGGTGCCTAACCAAAGCGAGGACGCGGAGGAATAGTCATGTGGTTCAAACGCAAACACAACGAATACGGGTGTCCAATGTGCGGCAGACTACCCAAAATCGTTAAGGGCTGTACACAGGAAGGGAATTACATCAAGTCGATATATCGGCTCCGATGCCCGCGAAAACACATCTCTACGAGCTGGTATGACGACCCAGCATACGCAAGCAGTCAATGGAAACAAGTCGTGGACGAATACAAGGGGAAGGATACGAAATGAGCGCTCAATACAAGGTTTGCCCACTGTTTTGGAGTGATTACGGCGGTAAGCGCACCTTGATGAATATGGGTGCGTTTGAAGAGTTGCTGAACGAGGGTTGGCAGATTCTGCGGGTGGATACCATGCCATCAACGGAATTGCGTGATAACGCCGTCACAGCGACGAACGTCTACATCCTTGAGAGGGAGGCTAATGATGATTAGTCAATACGACAAGGACATGTGTTGCCTGTATATCGCTGAGGGGATGAACTACATCTGGCAACAACGAGAGAACCAAGAGCTTTCCCGAATACTTGAATCATTGGCCGATAGGAAGCTCATGAAGCGTGTCCATGGCGGGTATGCGATCACGCTCAAGGGATTGTTGGCAGTCAAGGTGTGGAGACTTCACCTGTTCCTGTTCCATCACGGTGAATACAAGTACTTCAGGAGGAAGAAATGAGCAGGGCTGAAACCACCGCCATGCTGTCCAAGCTGGTGGAGAAGAGGTTGAGGAATCAGACCGCTTTTTGGGCGAGCGAGGTCAATTTCGACCGTAACACGCCCGACGAAAGGCGCGTGGACTACGTGGGCTTCAAGCCCTGGAACATCAACGGTGAGCCGGTGCCCGCAAGCGTCGAGAAAGGCTGCTTCGAGTTCTACGAGGTCAAGTCATGCATGGCTGACTTCACTAGCGGCAACGGACTGACGTTCTACGGCGATCAGAACTATCTGGTCTGCACGAAGGAACTGTGTGACGAGATCGTATGGCAGAAGATGGTGCCGCCGCGAGTGAACGCGATTCTGACACCGGATTCGACCGGCTCGAAACTGATTCTCGACTATGTGCAGTCCTACAACGACCTGTCATACAGGAGGCGTCCGGCAAGCGAAATCCTGTGGGCCATGGTCAAAGCTAACGGAAAGAGGACTAATTGAGCATCATGCTTGACGAGGCCAACGCTTACGAGCGTGGCATGGATGATGATTTGACTTTTCAGACGGTTCGTGAGCTTGCCGGTACAGCGTACATGGCCGGACGTTCCGCTCCACCAACCGACGCCGAGGTGGAGGCCGTGGCGAAACGGCTCTGCTGGAACAGCTGCGAATGGGATGGCATCGAAAGCGACTATGTGGCGAAGGACGAAGACGATGCATGGGATTACGCCGGTGAAATCTGCGGATATCAGGAAGACTACATCGCGCGGGCGAAAGAAGTGCTCGAAGTGGCACGTAAGGCGGTGACGGAATGAAGGCTGTTTTGATTGTTTTCACCATTGTCTTCGGTTTGCTTTCTTTCGCGTCGTTTGCGTCGATCGTCGCGTTGTTCATCGCCGACTGGATGGCAAAACACTTCTAGACCACATTCAAACCCGTCGAAATCGACGGGATAAGACAATCAAGGAGACGAAATGATAGGAAACAAGAATATTCAACGAGGGCTAATGGCCGTGCTTATGGCCGTAGCGATGGTTTTCCCGCTGGCCGGATGCGAGAACGAAGCGGATGCTGACGATGTTGAAGGCGGTAGTGACTGCATTGATGTGCGAGGCGACTTCGCTGTCGATGAGTGCAGAATCGAGTTGCACGACGGTAGGGCCGTGACATGCATCAGGTTCAACGTCTACAAGGGGGGAGGCGGTCTTTCCTGCGATTGGGACAATGCTAGCGGCAAGGACGGGGAAACGAAATAATGGAACATGAGCTAATCCCCGTATACACGAAGTTCACCGGTAACGGTGTGCGTGTGCAGAATGATTCTAAACTCATCGACTATCTGGATGATGGGTGGAAAATCATCAACGTCACGGCAGCGAACCCACTGGCATTGGACAACAATGAGGCCGTCGTGTTGTACGTGATCGAGAGGACTACTGCAAATCATTGGAGCAAACGGAATGAATGAGCCTACCGCCGACGAGATCATGAAAATGTTCGCGGTTGACATAGCAGTTCTTCGTCGTGGTAGGCGCAAGCCGTCTGAGAAGCCGCCAGTCGGAAAGAAGAAGGCGAAAGCGTCGAAAAAGCCGGTCAAGCTTACTGCGGAACAGCTCGCACGGAAACGTGAGCACACGCGACAGTGGCGGATGGCCCACCGTGAGCAAGTCTTGGAATGCAACCGCCGATACAAGCTTGCGCATCGTCCGACATTCCACCATTTCAGCCGTGAGGAACAGGCGGCCTACGAACGCAACTACTACCTGCTTCATCCCGAGAAGAGAAAACGGAAGCGGGAGACTGTTTGAGACGTTAATCCAATACCGGTTGCAAGGTTGGGTGCAACCGGTATACTAGACATGTTCCGGCATTAATCGCACGCCTTCGGGCACCGGTGCGGAATCAACATACCATGATTTTGGAAGGCGTGCGATTGGCTGACTGCAAACTGTTGCGTTGCGGGCGTGAACGAGACGATACCAGGCAACTCTGCCCTGAATGTGAACAGCGGCTCCTAGCCGACTTGGAATGGTTCACGAAGAACATCGGCTACTTGGAAACCGACAAGATGAACCGCATCAACAAGAACCATGACGCTGATGGTGGCGGGGGAGGATACTCTGATAATCCGCCATTGAGGGAGCAAGTGTTCGACCTGCTGTATGAGGGAGACGAACGGGATGATAGCGTGTGGGGCACACTATCCGCGTTCGCTAAATGCTTAGGCGTCGAATACCTGAATCACGATCCGTTGAACGTGTTGGCGCAGCGGATAGCCGTGAAGAAAACCAAGCAAGGCGAACCCGCGTGTCTATGCTCAACGGCAACACCCGTGTACGCGCTTGAAATCCGCATCGCCCGCGACAAATGCCAGCGCCTGTTGAATCAAGGCCATACGGTTAGCTTGGGCAATTGCCCCAACACTGACTGCAACATGCCGTTAAGCGCTGACGAGACGGCAAAACAAGTCAAATGCCGTGGATGCAGGAACGTTTGGAACATCAACTTTTTGAGGACACTCATGCAAGACAAGATCAAACACAGCACTTACACGGGGACTGCTTCGGACATTAGAAGCAAACTCCAACAGGCTGGATACCTCGTATCCGCGAACACGTTGAAATCATGGGCGCACAGGGGCAAGCTCACCCCGGTACGCAAGGAAGGGCGGCATCCCATCTACCGTATCGCGGACGTGTACATGCTGATGCAGCAAACCACTCCAGTGGACGATATTTGGGGACTCGTCGGAAAGGACAACCGGCAGTGAGCATCATCAGCATCACCGACAAGGGCAAGACCATCACCTATCACGCGCATCACATGCGCGACGTGATCGAACCAGTCAAACAGTACGGCATGTTCGGAGAGCAATTGAACGCGAAGAAAAAGCTCCACACGCTCACTTTCTACACGGAGGACTAATAATGCGAGTCAACATCGACTGCACGCTAATCCTCCTACTGTTGTCCGGCATGTTGGCACTCCTGAAAATCGGGGGCCAATTCCCATACCCGTGGATATGGGTGCTCGCACCCATATGGATACCGCTGCTCGCATTGGCCGGTATCACAATCATCCTGATAATCGCTTGGATTATCGGCGTCATAGGCGTACTCATTCTCGAAAAGTTCGGAGACTAAATGCATATCAGCGGCAAAACCAATAACATCAGTTACGCTCACGCGAACGATGGTGGAGCAGACCTCAGAAGCAATGAGGACACGATCATCTGCGCGGGCAGTCAGACGCTCGTGCATACGGGCGTGAGACTGGCTATTCCAGCCGGATATGTCGGACTGGTCTGCCCACGTTCGGGATTGGCGTTGAAACACGACATCACCGTGATGAACGCGCCCGGAGTAATCGATGCCAATTATCGTGGCGAAGTCGGCGTAATCCTCAGAAACATGGGTGAACATGCGTTTGAAGTGCATGAGGGAGACCGGATAGCGCAAATCGTGTTCCTCCCATACGCGCACATGCAATTCGAGCCAGTCAACGAACTGGATTCGACCGAACGTGGCGAGAAAGGATTCGGCAGCAGCGGCATCAACTAGAATCACAGAAGGAGACACAATGACGGTACTCGACTTCACCAAGAAAACAACCCCCGTTATAGACAAGCTGATAAAACTCGGATTCCACTACGAAAGCACAGACAAGACAGAAGCGGAGGGCATACGTAATCCGCCACAGCTGATAACCACATGGGAGAACGTCATGAATGGCGTGATCCTGAAAATCATCGACACATATGCCGTGTCCTATGACGAAAACGACGTACTGTATCAAACGCCAACCGAATACGTCAGGATAACGGATGATTGCACTAACATAAGCGTCACCATGTCGGTCGAAGAGTTCATGGAATTGGAACGGATCACGAACAGCAACGGCAGCACATTCCCACGCCCGGAAACATCCTTCAAAAGAATTACAAACGAGAACTAGGAGACCACGCGGAATGAGCGAGACAATCACAGCAGACCATCTGAACGCCACGCACTTAGGCAAGAAGATAAGCATTTTAGACAATTGCGAAATCGTCATGTCAGGAAAACTCAAGGAGTTAAGAGCGACGCAATACTCCATGCCGGTGTACAGCAACAATATCGAAGCCGTGCCCAACGGCTATGGGAACATCACCATTGCCCCGAAACTGAATTACGAAACTGTCACCGACATCATCATGCACCTGTCGAATCAGCTCAATGACGATATCAAGGCGACCGTTCATGGTGACACGGAACTGGTAATCGAAGTCAACGGAAAGTAGGGGAGTATGACGGAAAACACCACTGGAAAATCAACGAACGAACTGCTGATGCGCGTGTTGCAAGTCGAATCACCGGAACTGTTCGACGGAAGCGACGATCAGCCGGTACGAGTAGTCGGCTACGATTATTCGCCATTCTGCGTCTGCGAAACCTGTGGCGATGACCCCGAAATGCTGACCATCGCATTCGAGACGAAAAGCGGCGAACGTTACAGCCAATACTACGACTATTTTGGACTGCCGAACATTTTAGAAGCATTGGACAAGTGGGATAAGCAGTACGGGAAGGTGGTAGAGAACCGTGGATGACACTTCAAGCACGAAGAAATTCGTATTTACAAGTGATAGCAAGCCGTCCCCCGACCTCTCGAATTTCAAGCCTTTTGGACACATTGACGAGGACAAACCCAAGTACAGTGAGATCATGATTATCGAGGATGAAGGCGTATACGTTCCCGTGATATACAAGGAATGCCGCGTGGACCTCGACATTGATAACCCGACGATTCACCCGCTATCAGGCCCATGCATGGAACCCTGCTGCTACAGTACGCCGGAACTTGCTATAAAAGCCGGGACACGCATCTACAGGAACATGTTGAAGGACAACAAATGAAGTGGTTTACCAGTGACTTGCATTTCGCTCACCCTTTCGTGGCTGCATTACGTGGCTACGCGCTACCCGGATACGCTAAGGATGCATCGATCAAACAACAAGCCGAACATGAGCATAAGCCGCTCAAGAACTGTGTTGACTGGCGGAAGCATGATGCCGACATCATCAGAAGCATCAACACGTATGTTGGCGAGGAAGACGAACTCTACATCCTCGGAGACATCAGTTCCGGTGGTACGTGGAGCGTAGACCAAGCGATAATGCGCATCCAAAACCTGCATGTACCACGCAAGAACAGGCATCTGATTCTCGGCAACCACGAACTGCACAGCTCCACCCGCACGCTGGAAAAGTTGGCAAGCGTGTTCGTGGAAGTCGGAATGGTCGGCATCACCGAAATCAGAGACGTGTGGGGCGACAATCCACACACGGTATTTTTAAGCCACTACCAATGGCGTGAAGACTTCACGCAAAGCAAACCCCTAGGCGCAGTCTCAACCAATTGGAACGCGCCGGAATTAGCCGAATACGCGATACCACGCATGAACAACACGCTGCTCCTGCACGGACACACGCACGCGCATGACCCGCTTGAGTTCGGCAGGCATCAAAATGAGATCAACGTCGGATTAGACGCATGGTGTTTCGAGCCAGTCAACGAAGCCGAATTAGTGGACAATTGGCTACACACTGCGTTAAGCGTAACTGAGTGATCTACAATGGCACACGAATGGGGGCGGATTCAAACCACCCCCACTATTTTTCAGTAAATAGCACCGTTGGATTCCTGGTCAACCATTATTCAAGAATCTCTGCAATCCATCGCCAGCCCTGCCATCCAGACCTCGGCGCGCCATATCGTAATAGTCGAGCATCTGCGGACTGTTCCACCCGCCTGCGGCCATGATGTCCCTGTCCGGCACGCCGGCGTCACGGGAGAGCGTGCAGAACGTCCTCCGCAATGAATGCGGCGAAATATCCGGCACGCCCACGCGCAATGCCACGGACGATACGATGCCCACGGCGGTCTGCTGCCGCAGACGAGCGCCGGAATCCTCACGGAACACCGCACCACGCCTACGTTCGCCAATGAGTCGTGCGAGAGCTTCGGCCGCATCGGAGGGAATGGCCACACGCTGAGACCAGTCGCCCTTGCGGTCGAACCGCACCCACGGACGCCCGTCATCCAGATGACAGTCTTCGACATCCAACCCAAGCGCCTCGCTAACCCTCGCGCCGGTCAACAGCAGCAGACTGCACAGGGCATCCGTCCTCGCATCCATACCGCGTGCTTCGGCCAGAAAAAGCCTTGCCTGCTCGCGGGTGAGGTACGTGCCGTCCGAATGACCGTACATTTTCGGCCTACGCACATGCTCGCCCGGATTGGAGTCGATATACCCCTCCTCGAAGAGGTAGCGGTAGAGGCAGCAAACGACGCTCAGATTCCTGTACACCGTGTTTTTCGCCGCTGGCCGCATGCCGCCGTCATAGGCGGCGAACACCTCGATATGAGTGCGCTTCGCCCGCAGCATGTCGATGCCGTTATCCGCACACCAGCGGAGCCATCGCGATACGACGCTCCGATACTGCGCCCTTGTACCCGGCGTCAGGCCGGCGAGAAAACCGGCGATCATGTCGCTCACCGTTTCCATATGCGCACCGTCTCCTTGCAGATCAAGGGCTTGTCGGACGGGCCTTTGACGAATGGCGTTATCCACTGGCGGCGGCGCAGCGAATGGTCCGGCCCATACGCTTGATTACGCCAAAAACCACGCACGATAAAACGATGGGTGTATTCGCGTCGCACTTGTTCGTCATTGTCGGAGCTTTCACCTGGACGATGCAGGTTCTCGCGCAACACCAGCATCTTGACTTTGCGTATTTCGGGGTCGAAACGCGGCGGCAGCGGATGCGCCATATCGGGTTTCGCCGGTTTCGCCTCGCAGATATGCGGTTCCGCGCTCAACGCCCACACCGCGCGCAGCAGATCGCCGAACCATCGGAAACCGCCGACATGCTCATTGAAAATGCCGTTGGCGAATCTGATGACCGGCAGTGAGAATGATTTCGCGTCGCATTCCTTCAGAGCGCATGGATGGTCCGTGAATCCCATCAATTCGATATCGCCGTTGCCGTCGCATTGCCAGAAGAGCGCCGACACATGGGCGTCTCCGACCTTCCTTCCCGTCGCGTCGTCGGTCACGGGGAATCTGACCATTTGGACATCCCCGTCGAAGAAGATAAGCCCGCTTTGCGCCGGCGCGTCCATTTTCGGGAAATCACCTGCCCGGACGGTATCTTCCGCCAGCGCCGTCATGTCCCGGCTGATCCACCAAAGCTGCGCGACGGCGAGATTATCAGCGAAATTCCAAGCCGCTTCCATGCTCCGCTCGTATTGCGAGTGCGCAGCCATCTCCTCCTTTAATGCGACCCGCTCGTATTCCGCGAGTTTGTCGCGGATCAACGGCAAGTGGGATGGGATAAGTCTAAGCTTGCTACGCCTGGACATCACACCCCCTTAACGTTGAAACAGTGTCGGCGTCTTCGGGATACGTACTGATACCGCACCGCTCCCGTGCGGCTCTGAAATCCGCCTTCGATTCAAACATTCTCATGTTGTCTTTCCTTTAGTTCCAGTTTCGAATGGAGTGTCGAAACAGGCTGATATCAAAAAACATGCCCGACCGCGCATGATCGTTGCACATCCATCTGCGAACCCTCCAAACCGGCATCATGAATAAGCCACGCCTCCAACGACTTGCCGACCACATTCACACACACGTCGGAATCATGGGCGTCCATCACACATGACCCTCGTCATCGGCTTGCGTCCAGAACACATAATCAAGGTCATATTCACGAGACTTCTCGAATTGTTCCCCAATCTCAATCGGCGTCAGACCAGAAAGCACTTCAGAAGTGAACTCACAATAATCATCGGAACGAGTATTGTCGTGCAGCATGAACACCTGCTCACACCATTCAGGGAACGCTGACCAGAACTTCCGCCACGAATCCTCGGAAACATATTTGGCGAAATCATTGACGCGATAGACACCCTCATAGGGTTCAAACTCACGCTGGTAGAACGGTTGCAGACCCTCGTTTGCCATGCGTTCAATATCGCAAATGACAGCCTCGCCGATCGGTTCATCCAATGGCATTGCCTTCAGCTCGTCAACGGTAATCATCATTCTTTCCTTTCATGATTTTTTGGCGAGGATACCCCACCTCTTGTGGGTGGGGAGGAATCGCCTTTCTTTTTTCACTAGTATGCTATAATTATAGCAGTTATTGAAAGTATGACGGACGGCAAAGGAGGATTGGAATGCTCAGCACGCTCACCTACGCGGTGCGGGTCAAAACTACCTCCACCCAGTCAGAAATACTCGACGCCACCTGCTCCGCCTACCTCGACTGCTGCAACATGGTCAGCAAAACAGCGTGGGAACATAAGACGTTAAGTCAGAAAACCCTCAACCAGCTCGCCTACCACAGGCTCCGCGACGAATACCATGTCGGAGCGCAAATGGCGCAATCCTCCATCATCCGCGTCATCGGCAACTATCGGACAATCAAAGAGACGCATGGAACCCCTTGGGCGACCAGCCAGCCGGAATACCATTCCCTTGGATACGACCTTGTATGGAACAGGGATTACAGCATCCTAAAAGACGGACGGTTGAGTGTGAACACGCTCGAAGGGCGAATCAAATTCCCTATCGACTGGACGCACATGCCGGAAACCTATCGTCACGGAAAATTCGGCACGGCCCGACTATTGAACCGGAACGGGGAATGGCTACTGCTTATCCCCAGCACCATAGAACTTCCCCACCCATCCCAACCACAGCAGGTGGTCGGAGTGGATTTGGGCATACGTTTCCTCACCACCACCTACGACAGTGACGGCCATACCGACTTCTATGACGGGAAGGAGGTGAAGAACAAGCGCGAGCATTACAAGAGGCTTCGCATCACCCTCCAGAAGAAGGGGACGCGTAGCGCGAGACGCAGACTCAGGAACATCGGCAACAGAGAAAACCGTTGGATGCGGGACGTGAACCATCAGGTCTCGAAGGCACTCGTCAACCGACAGTCAAAGCCTACGCTCTTCGCGTTGGAAAACCTCGAAGGCATTCGCCACGCCACGGAAAAAGTTCGCAGACAAGACCGGTATACGCAAGTCAGCTGGGCATTCCACCAGCTACGCCAGATGATTGAATACAAGGCTCTGAAAGCCGGGCATTCCACCATTGCGGTTGACCCGCATTACACGAGTCAGACCTGTCCGAAATGCGGCATGATACGCAAGGCGAACAGGAACAAACGGTTGCACGAATACCAATGCTCGAACTGCGGCTACAGGTCCAATGACGACCGTGTGGCCGCTATGAACATTCAACGGCTCGGATATCAGAGTCTAGTTGAATCCCATTCGGACAAGCTCTGAATTGGGAGGGGTGCAGTCAACCATCCCATGATGTTCCGCCAGTCCACAAGGATGATAAAAGCGGGAGGAGTTGAAAATACTAATCGACTCCACCATCACCGCCGGGCAGGAACAAGCCGCAATGCTCGCCATCGCGGTAGTTGACTCAGCAGCAGAACTCGTCAGTGAGTTCCACCAGTCTTTTCAACGACGTCCGCATGAGACGCGAACGACAGCCGACACCGGCCAGTTCCAGCCGGTTCACCATCGCCACGCGCACGGCCTCTCCGCTACCGACAGTGCAACACGTCAGAAACCGGCCATCGGCACGCAGAACCGCATCCCGATACGCCTCCGCATCGGCCTGAGACCTGTGACGGCGCACACGGATTGCGCCACCCACATATTCGACGGTCCACAACGCGGCCATGTCAGTCAGCCTCCCCAAGACGGTCGAAAACCTTGTCATACGCTTTCGTCACGCATTCCAAACCCATGCGGTAGACGCTCACGCGATCATGGTCAGACTCCGCCATGCGGCGCTGCCAATCATGCGGGAACGCCACGCTCAACAACGTCTCCCGCACGTCCGGTTTGACAACCTCGATTTTCTGCGGGAACATCGCATCAAAAGTGAGGACACACAAGGCGTAAGCCACCTGCAACGTTCGGTCAGACACGTAGCGGAAAGACTGTTCCGCCACGCGGTCAATCTCTTCCATAGACCACGGAACGGTAGCCGCCAACTTCGCGTACTCTTCCGCATCCTCATAATCCAAGCCGCCATTCATCGAATTGTCCTGAACCGTATCCACCAGGTATTCGTACAGTTCACCGATGATGCCCGCCGTGGAATGGACGAACACAGGCTCAAAATCAATAAAATAACTGCCGAACCACAGGCCGCAGACATGACCCACATAGCCGGTAAGCTCACGCGGCAGCATATTCACGTCAATCATCACAACACCTCGATTTCGTCATTAAGACCCATGAACTCCTGAGTGGTGAACCCGCCATCCTTGACAACGCAGTACAACCAACCATGGAATCCACCCAAGCGCGCATCACGCATCCCACGAATCAAGTCACGCAGCCACGCGCACACAAGATACGTTTTCGACACGGGACGCCAATAACGCTTACGCTCGACCACATCAAAATGGTCATATGCATACATTTGCTGACCAACATGAAAATCAGCCCACAATTTCAACGTTTCCATGACACTCACGCCTCCCTCGAATCAACGTCACCGAACAGTTCATAGCGCAACTGCACATCAGCATCGAACATCGCCTTGTACGCATCACCAAGAGACTCATAGAAGACGCCATCCACACGCCAACCGTCATAGCCCTTGGAATCCAACGAACGGAACTCTCTCAGCGCACCAAGCATCATCTTGCGCGTCAATCGATAATCCGGCACGCTCTTATGAAAATTACCGTCGAACCGGTCAGCAGAAACGTAAGCGTCACGCGCTTTAGTCGTATCGAATGGGACAACAGTACCAATCGGCTCATGGTCGAAATTGAAAGTGTTGACACCGTAAGGCCAATAAACAGCGTAAAAATGACGGGACATGGTAGAATCTCCTTGCAAATGGTTTGGTTGAGTTAATTACTGTTTGCAATGGCCGGACGGTATTCCTAGTACCGTCCGGCCAAACTTTTCAGAACAGGCAATCCATATGACGCGAATCAGGCAGATTGTCGGCAGCAGCGTTGATAACCGTGCTGAGATACGCGGTCAACAATGCGGGACGTTTGCCAATCTCCCTCAACACGGTTTGAATATTCGAGTCGATGGACGAATAGCCGGTAGCCTCCAAAGCGGCCTTGACCTGCTGTGCTGTGATGACGACACGTGACATTTCATGCCACCTCGACAATCTCATGCTGAGAGAGGTACGCGGCCACGGACTCTTCCAACGTTTGGTCACTGCCACGCTGGTAGTAGTCGCGGTACGCAACCACGCCACTCTTACCGTCGAACGCGACATATGCGACGCGACGGCCCTTGGAATCACGGAAACCACGCGGCTTATGCACATATCCACCAAACACGTCAGCCAACTCCTTGACCGACTTGCCACCTGGAATCGTGACCACACGCGCCTTGACGCCATGCTGCGCAATCACCTTCGGCGTATCCTTGGACGGAATCGGCGGAACTTCAGGAATCTCAACCGTATCCGGCTCAGGCTCAACCGCCTGCGGTTCAGGGGCGACAACCGGCAAATCATCGTAAGTTTCGCACATCTCAGGATGGTCACGCTCGGCCGGGGTGAGGAATGAAATGTCACGTGACACAACCATGCCGCCATCCTCGTAGGACAATTCCCAACCATGCTCACGGTCGGAGTCCGACAGGCTCACGCCATGCGCCGTATAATCCCCACAATCAGGGGAAACCATGCAATCGCCACGTTCCACGATCAACGGCACGTCACCGATCTCACTCACGGCCTGAGCGTAATCAGGCCCGTTAGGGTCAAGCCACGTGCCACCATCGGCACGATATGCGGCGGCCACACCACGCACCGCCTGAGCATTCTTCACGCCCGGAATCATCCGCCATGATTCAACGCCATCCTTCATCTCGAAACGCCACACGCTCGGGCTGTTGACGGAATCGAAAAACATGAAGACACTGGACGAATTGACTGCCCACAGGCCGTTAACTTTGTTCGACATTTTAAAACTCCCTTGTATAAAAACTTGATTATTTGATGGGCCGTTCACCGCACGGCCCTGAGCGGTTTCACCATTCCAAAACCTTGCTGCCACTCACGAGCACATATGACGTGCCGGTATGATTGCCGTCAACGCTTCCACGCCACTCACAAATACGCTCGTAACCGTCCGAAGTGCTACCGTCCTCCATGCCGCACTGCGGAATGTCGGACAACTCGCGGTAGCTCGCTAGGTCGGCTTGGTTGTAATCCTTCGTGGCATAAGTCTCACGCCACCACGTCCACTGCTGCTCAGGCGTACCATGCGGATCGGCAACAGGCTGATCGGAAAGCGCTGGAGAACAAGCCACGCCGAAAGCCAACAGGCCAAACAGGACGGCAACAAGCATGGTAATCTTCTTACGCATTTTTAAAACACCTCGATAATGACTCGTTTAAAAACAAAACGTTGGAAAATCAAGGACGCGGCAACCATGCCGCGCCACGAGATTAAATAAAATCAGCAGTAACCGAAAGACTCAAACCGCTCAACAAGCGCCTTACGTGCCTCATCGCTGAAAGTCACGGAATAATCATGACCACTCGACTTGCACTGCTCACGCGAAACCTTGACAACCCGCCAAAAACGCTTGCTGAAAACCATATCGAACTGAGTGCTCTCAGGAATACCGCGATACGCGCTCGGGAACGTCTGAGCATACAAGTCAACATGCACTTGCACGCCTTCAAGCGCCTTCTTCGGAATACCCAGCTTTTTTTCGACATGCGCGGCCGCCTTGTAAATGTCGTCCACGGCAATGGAACGAACGCGGCTACGCGACTGGATACAATCCAACGTCGCATGAAGCGCCGCATTGTTCTTCGCTTTACCGTTCAAAATAACCGGCTTGACAAGAGAAAAAGAATCACACATTTCAAAACACCTCGATTGTGTAAAAGGGATTGGTAGAAGATTGATGGGCGTGATTGATAGGCTCACGCCCGAAAGCCTGGAACAAGTCAGCGCATACGCTTGCGATTAGGACAATTGGGGTATTCGATGGCCTCGCATTGTAAGGCGCTCTCCAATTCCAACCGTCGCGCATTGCTGCACAAGAAACACGCCTCAGCACTCTTGCGACACGATTCACGCCACAACGCATCAGCACGTTTCGGATTATCGCAGTCGCTTTCAGCGATAAAACAGCGTAAGGCGCTCTCACGGCAACGTTCAGCCTCATCCCTCAGCCTGCTGGATTCAGGCGTTACCGGTAGGCCATAATACGGATAACGATCCGCATAACCGCACTTACTGCACATCGTCACGCCTCACTCCGCAAGCAGTTCGGAAACCGCATTGTCAAACTCTTCAGAGAACAGCCAAGTACGGTAGAAAACCTCAAGTTTCTCCGCATCATCCAGCGGCGCGTCATAAGCGTAATCACTGTGGATGAATCCATCCCAATCATCCGAGAACATGACGTTTTGCATATTCTCGGAACTCTTGCTGGCGTTGCACGTCCAGGAACCATTATCGTTGCCGGTAACCTGAAGCTCAACGTCGTCATACCGATCCCAGCACCATTGCTTGGTTGACGTAATGCCGTCCGCATAATCCTTAAGTGTTTCAACAATTTCATCCCGCAAATCGGAACGATATGCCGCTGCAAAAGTATTTTCATCACACATTTCAAATACTCCATTCCAGCCCCCTTGCTAGAATAAGAGGGCTTAGTTAGTTAGTTGGTTAATAATTACTGAGCAATCGAGCCGGATAGCTGTAACTATCCGGCTCTACTCATTCGTGAGCTAGACGTGCCATAAAGACTACGCTAGCCCTGTGGCGGATCAATCCGCCGAAGACTTTGAATCAGAATCAAGCAATTTGCGCGGATTAGCGATCTTGAGAGCATCGCACAATCGCAGTGCAGTATCAAGCGACACCGCCCGAACATTGCGTTTCCCTGTCTCAATCTGCGCAATCTCGACATGATGCACGCCACTACGTTGCGCTAACTCACGTTGCGTTAGACCGCGCTTCATCCTTAATTCTTTCAAACTCATGGCCCTTACTCCTAACTTGGATTAGAGGCCATTGTAGACCACTCAGACAGCGCGGGACAATTCCATGCCGGACACCGCGCCACGTTGGCGACTCGACGACGGTTCGGCCTTGCATGATGTGAGGGTGCATCATGCCTAGTCGCATTCCGTCGCGTCTTCGTCGCGTCCACTCTTCAGTTTTCAATCATCCATGCCGCGCCTGTTAGGGGGGCTTCGTGTCACCGTCCTTGCGGTGGTGGTCTCCGTGGTGGTGGCCTCTCGTTCATCTCTGTTCCTTTCGTTGTCGTTTGCTTGATGGCTCTCACTATACACGCTATCCAGTCAGATAGC